ACCGCCGCATCGGTGTGCTGATCGGCTTGCCGTTGGAAGATCAGCCGGATCTGCTGTTGCAGATCGAGCCGAGCGCCCTGGGCGCCGCAGCGTACTGGCAAGACAACGGCCTCAACGCGCTGGCCGATACGGGCGACGTGCTATGCCTGGGCCGCAAGATCAACCTGGGCAACGTGCGCGCCAAGCGCTTGCCCGAAGGCCATAGCGATCGCGTCACCCGTACGCAGCGCGCCCTGCAGATCCTGGGCGTCAGCTGATGGTCACGCGCCTGATCATCCTGCTGGCGCTGATTGCAGTGCTCGTCGGTGGCTGCGTGTGGCAGGAGCGGCGCGTCAGCACTGCGCGCACAGAGCGCAAGCAAGCGCTAGACGCAAAAGCTGCCGCTATCGCCGAACGCGACAGTGCAAGGGCTTCTACAAAAACCATTGTCGAGTACGTCGACCGCGTGCAGATCGTGCGAGAGGCCGGCGCCACCATCACCCGTGAGGTCCCGATCTATGTCACCCAGAAAGCCGATGCTGCTTGCGCTATCCCTGCTGGCTTTGTGCGGCTGCACGACGCCGCCGCCACGGGCAACCCTGCCGGGCCGCCCACCGGAGATCCTGATGCGCCGGCCGCCGGCATTACGCTCTCTGGCATCGCCGGCACCATCGCCGACAACTACACCAGCTGCCACGCCACCGCCGCGCAGCTGAGCGCGCTGCAGGACTGGATCGACCTCCACGCGCCGGAGCCGGCGCCATGATCAAGCCCGCCAGCCTGCGCGCGCATCTGGTCGCGGCCTTGCCGGATCTGGCGCGCGATGCCGACCGGCTGCTGGTGTTTATCGACGCCGGCAGCTTGGTCAGCACGTTCCAGCCGGGGCTGTCGTTCGAGTATCAGTACACGCTCAACCTGATCGTGACCGACTATGCCGGCCACCCGGACAGCGTGATGCTGCCGCTGCTGGAATGGGTGCAGGTCAATCAGTCCGAGCTGCTCTCCAACCCAGCGCGCCGTGGCGACATCGCCTTCGAGGCCGACATCCTCGCCAACGATGCGGTGGATCTGTCGATCAAGCTACCGCTAACTGAACGGGTGGTCGTGACGGCGAAGGATGGCGGCGGCTACGACATCACCCATGCACCTGAGCCGGTCATCGATCCCACATGGATGACCTGACCGCACTGGAGACCTGGGCAGCACCGCTGCTGGCGCGCCTGCAGGAGGGCAAGCGACGCAAGCTGGCCCGCAAGATCGGCACCGCGTTGCGGCGCTCGCAGAGCCAGCGCATCGGCAAGCAGCAGGCACCGGACGGCACACCCTATGCGCCACGCAAGCAGCAGCTGCGGCAGAAGTCCGGGCGCGTCAAACGCGCCGAGATGTTTGCCAAGTTGCGGCAGGCCAAGTACTTCAAGGTCAGCGCCAGCCCTAACCAGGTGAGCGTGGGATTCGTGGGGCGCGTATCGCGTATCGCGCGTGTCCATCAAGAGGGACTGAAAGATCGTGTGCGTCCAAATGGCCCAGAGGCACTGTATCCCCAGAGAGTAATACTTGGCCTATCTGAAGCAGAAAGAGAGGTAGTCCGTAAACTGCTGAGTTTGCACCTAACTGGGGGATCGTGACCGTATAGCCGTCATTGAAGATCTCTGAAAAGTTATAGATACCTTGCTCTGACAACATACGTGCTTTGAGCCAAAAGCACAGCTAGCCAAATCACCGGTAGCTCAACGTTGTTTGATCTTGTTGACATTATGCAAAAAAAGTGCAAATAATGCGTTGCATGAAATTTCATTCATTATTCATTAATAAATAAAGTCATGGAGGGCTAGTGAAAAGATTTCAGCTATTTACTGCTGTGGGATTAGTCGCCGCTGCGCTGCTCACGTTTTTAATATTCAAGTCCCCGTCGTTAACGAGTGTATCGAGTGATGCGGGCAATGAAGCTAGCGCACGCAAAGCTAATGTAGCGCAGAATGCACGGGTTGGCGGCAGTTCGATCACACAGCAGTCAGCAACTTGGGCATCGAAGCCTTCGGACGAGATATATCGAAATTTCCATGAAACTAAGGGCCGCGCTGAGGCGGGTGACGCTGTTGCACAGCGACAGCTAGCGCAGATCTACGAACGATGCGCTATGTACAGCCTGTCGCCGCAAAAATTTGCGGGCACGTTAGATTCATTCTCAGAATTAAAGAAGGAAAATTCAGACCGATACAAGCAAATAAAGGATCGCACCTCGCATTACTGCAGTCAGGTTGATGGCGGCGAGGTAATACCTTTAGATGCGATTGAGCTTTGGTATTCGGAGGCTGCGAAGCGCGGAGACTTGATTGCTAGACTGAAGATTGCATCTGGAAAGGCGATGAGCTCGGATGAATATAGAGATCTGATCGCCAAGGCAATACAGAGTAAAGACGCCGAGGCAATATTCTCAGTCGATGAGGTTTTATCTAATCCTGCCGCTTCGATAGAGCTCGGGTCGTCCGCTCCTGGAGGTTCAGGTAACTACTCAGAATACGCATGGGCCTTGGCAGGCTGTCGAATGGGTGCCGATTGTGGACCGGGATCTTACCGGCTAGATATGGCATGTATAAGTTATGGTGTTTGCAACTCATCCTCTTACGAGGATCTTGTAAGAAAGAACCTTGTCCCACCCGGGCAATTGAAAGCGCTTGATAAAGAGATTGAAAGAATCCGATCATTGATTGATGCAGAAAAATAAAAGGGATTTATATGGAAATGCAGAGAAATAATTTTTTTAAAAGCTGCCGATCATTTATTGCATTAATGATTTTAATTCTGCCGCTTGCGGCTGGAGCGGTTACCATTCGCGCAGGCGATGCCCCATATAACAATGTCGCAGCGGCTCAAGGTGTCACCGTCTTGGACATGTCGGAACTTCGGGTAGCGGCGATGTTCGGGCTTTGGGGTGCTTACAGCACAGTGCACGGATTGACGGCTTTGCCCCGAGGCTCAACTTTCACTGTGATTTATTCTGACGGATCCAGTGAAAATGCGACGGTCGCATGCGTGGGCTCAACCGTTTGCGTTATCCCAGTGCCCGGCACGCAAAAACGTGATGACGGAACATTAATTAGAGGCGGTGAGGGTGGAAATAATGGCGGCACAAGCCCTGGCACCCCCCCCCCTACGCCACCCGGTGGCGGTGTCGTGATCGTTGGACCACCCACGCACGAGCCGTAAAGCCTTTCAAACCCCGCGCTGATCGGAGCTTCCAAACTCATTGAGCCGCACTCTAAAAGTGCGGCTTTTTTTTGCAGTTTAGTACGGCACAAGTGGGTGCCTATTCTCAGATTTTTGTAAAAATCTTTGTTACGCGGCATGCGAACACTTTAGCTAGAACTGTAGGAGGATCCTTGAGCGCTACTCCGAGCGCATAGCTGATGGCCTCCTTTACCGCTGTTGACTTATCTAAGCTCAAGGCTCCAGACCTGATTGAGGCGCTGGACTTCGAGACGATCTTCGCCGAGGCGCTTGTCCAGTTTCGTCGCCTGATGCCGGAATTTTCGGCGCTCACAGAAGTCGATCCTGTCTACAAGATCCTGCAGCTGTTTGCGGCTCGCGAGCTGCTGCTGCGCCAGCGCGCCAACGACAAGGCGCAGCAGACCATGCTGGCCTTCGCCATCGGCACCAACCTCGATCACCTGGGCGCATTGTTTGGCGTCGCGCGCCTGGTGCTCGATCCAGGGCAGCCGGAGAACGGCATTGCACCGACCCTTGAGTCGGACGTGGACTTCCGCCGCCGCATCCAGCTCGCGCCCGAGGGCTTCAGCGTTGCCGGCCCCGAGGGCGCGTACATCTATCACGCGCTCAGCGCGTCAGCCGATGTCATGGACGCCAGCGCCACCAGTCCCGCACCCGGCCAAGTGCTGGTCACAGTGCAATCGCGCACCGGCGATGGCACCGCGCCGCAGGAACTGCTTGACGAAGTGGCCGCCGTCCTCACCGATGCCGACGTGCGCCCGTTGACCGACGAGGTAGCGGTCCAGAGCGCGCAGATCGTGCCCTACGCCATTCGTGGGCGCGTCTACACCTACGCTGGCCCCGACTCGGCGGTGGTCATGCGCGAGGCGATGCGCAGCCTGCTGGCCTATCTCGCCGAGGCCCACCGCATCGGCCGCGACGTCCCCGAGTCCGCCATCAAGGCCAAGTTGTTTGTAGATGGCGTGCAGCGTGTTGAGCTGGACTCGCCTGCCGCTGACATCCGGATCAGCCGCACGCAGGCCGCCTACTGCATCGCGATCGACATCGTGCACGCCGGCATCGATGAGTAACTCCCCGCTGCCGCCCAACGCCACGCCGATGGAGCGCGCCCTGGCGGCGGTCACCGCTCGCCTGGAAGCGATCCCGCTGCCGTACCCGGATCTGTGGAATCCGGACACGTGCCCGGCCGACCATCTGCCGTGGCTGGCCTGGACGCTGTCGGTGGACGACTGGAAGGCCGACTGGAGCGATGCAGTCAAGCGCTCGCGCCTGCGTAGCGCCATGGCGATCCAGCGGCGCAAGGGCACGGCCAACAGCGTGCGCATGGTGGTCGAGTCGTTCGGCGGCGCGGTGGCTATCCGCGAATGGTGGCAGACCGAGCCGCGCGGTCAGCCGCACACCTTCGAGCTCACGCTCACGCTGACCGGCACCGATGGTCAAACCGCCACATCTCGCTTCGTCAATGAAGTCATTGCCGAAGTCGAGCGCACCAAGCCTGTCCGTTCCCACTTCACTTTCACCCAGGGATTCCAAGCAGAAGCCCGCATCGGCGTACTCGCCGTTGCGCGGCCAGCCGTCTATCG